CCGAATCAAAAATTATAGAGTTAAAGTCTGATATTTTTGAGGACGGAGATGTATTAATATTATTTAACAATAGTGATGAAGAAATTATGATCGTATCAGAAGTGGACAAAACTTATAAATCTGGCCATAAAGGAAAATATAAAATTTTAGATTTTCCACCAAGAGCCTTAATGAATGGTGTATTCATAGACAAAAATACTGTTGTATTCAACGGAGGATCATAATGAGTGGAATTTTTCTAGTAATGTTTAATTCACCATCATTAGTTGTAGTATCTGAGGGTTCTTTTTCAGAAAAACCTTTAGGAGACTTTGCTTTTTCCGGTTAAATGTTTTTTTGTAATTGCAGATGAAAAGATTTAGAGATCAATGGAAGTATTTCCAGATATATGCATTTGAAGTCCTTTAAGGTGTGATGCTCTAATTTTAGTGCTGACCCATTCATTGTAGTAATTATCTGATAGTAAAGCATGGCGTGAAAATATCTCATAGGTTTCATAATAAGAACATTCTGATCTAGTCCTACAAAGGTGAAGAATTTCCCTAACAAATCGTTCTTCACCTTTTTCTAAAACATCTTTTTTTAATTCTTCATTTGAACCCCAATACTTCATCCAATCGGATGAAACACGAATTTTCTTTTTCTTACCTTTAACTTGTTTTGTTTTTGATCTGGTGAAGAATTTCTTTCCAATATATTTTTTACCAGTTTGAACATCTGTAATACAATACACATATCCAAAATAATTTTCTATATATTCTTCCGTAAATTCTTCGCCAGTATTATGAAAGTACCAAGTCATTCTTCATCTTCATCTCCAAAATCTTCCGTTTCCAATAAGTATTCTCCACAAAATGGGCAATGTATAGGATCAGATTCACATTGTTCACTATCATATTTAATCGTGAATTGGGAAGAACAAGCTTCACATATATGTTTCAGAGAAGCCATTATTGACACCAAGATTGTTTTGCTTCACCAAAATATTCTCTAGCAAAGCCATTTGCAATCAATTGGGCACGGAGACTTTGACCGTCTAAAATAATGTCTCCCAATACACGACCACCAAACTTATCCCACGAATAAAGAACCACTTGACGCTTAGTTGATTTGGCAACTGCTGCTGTGGTAAATTTTGATGCGTTTTGTCCTCGTTGATCTTCACTTGGGCATTGCGCTCGAAACCCCTTTTCAGGGGTATCGACTCCATAGATACGAACTGCTAGTTCTGGTTTTAGTGGCTTTGGTAAAAAAGGTGCTGCGATCACCACAGTGTCCCCATCATTCACACGAACAATCTGTGCATCATACATTACACCTTCTGGTGTCTTTGCTTTTACAGGTAAAACTAAAGATAGAAACAAAAATCCGGCTACTATATAAAACTTTGTTATAAATTTTTTCATATGCTTTCCTTACATATCTGATTGTAAACATCATTTCTCGCTGTGTTTGGTGAGAGCATTTCTACTGTATAACTACCAAATTCATACGATCCTCTGAATATCATTGTTTCATCTGGGTCGACATACCATTCAAGAAGAATGTATAAATTCGCTTCATTACAGTTCAGAACACCGTAAGTATATATCTTACTTACATCTGTCTTGAGTGCATCACTATAATATGGTTTTTTGTACACTGTGGTTGCATGGAATTCATACCTGTTTTGTTGTTTTTTGAGCATTCCCTTTTCGATGTATAAAAACCAGTCTGCTGCTTCAGCACCAAGTGCCCATTCAGATTCGACAAAGGGGATTTTAGTTACGCCGTTTTGTAATTCTACAAAAGGCAATCGATAACCATCCGATGCAAGTGATGGAAACGAAATGAGTACTGCCATCACAAAAGAAAATAGGTGTTTCATGGTAACTCCCGAAACACCTATTTAGAATCAAAATAATTTAGAAATTTAACTGACTTCTAAACATTACAGCACGGTCACCGTTTACACGACTACCCGAACTACCAACTGAAGAATCAAACTTGGTGTCAACATAGTTTACCATAAAACGTAGATTATCAGTAGCAAACCAAGTTAGTCCATATGTCATTGCAGTAGCACGATTCGATTTGCCGGCCACAACATTGATATCACTAGCATCAAACTCACTCATACGTACACCAACTTGCCATGCACCACGACCGCCTTTGTCTAAAGGATTTGTGGGCTTGACTGCACCAAATACACCATCTTTGTAATTATACGATTCACCAGTGATGTTATATGTGGCTAGTACATAGTAACCTTTGATCTTTTGGTCTACACCTACAGTAGGATCATAATTAAATTCAAACATCTCAGATTGCACTTTGAATGCATTGTAGGCGGCAGCTGCTTCAAGACCCAAACGAGTTCTTGTAGTTGGACCCATTAATGCAGGACCAGTAAACCATGCTGACTGTGATCGTGATTCGGTTCTACCACTTGCAGGTGTAACACCACCTTTGATTTCACCTGTGCTGTATGCTGCACCCAAGTGTGCGACATATGCTTTGCTGCCGGTGAGTTCTGCAATGTTTGTAGTAACACGACCAATATAATCTAAACCATCTGATACTGCATCTTTATTACCACGACCACGACTGACTGCTACAGCATAGGTAAGACCAGTTTTTGGCACACCATGAAGCATAAAGCCAGTTTCTTTGGAAGGAATAAATTCACCTTCAGTCTGTCCAATCAAACTGCGTTCCATCATATCAATATTATTGGAACTTTGTAATTGTTCTAAACTGAATGGCATCTTGAACAAACCAAATTGAAACTGTGTTTCGGGATTAGCAGCATAGTTTACCCATGCAACATCCATTGTAGATGACGAGGATGCAGCACCTACATCATTTCCAAAGTTGCCAGAAAATTCATACTTGAAGTCTTTTTGAAACTGACCACGAATACCAAATCTGCCACGGCGCATCTCTCCTACATTTTGATACGAATCCGTGGTTTGACCGACACCATAATTTGGTGTGTAGTGTCGATAGTCCATATGTAATCGACCTGTAAATTGGATGGTGTTATTTCCATCTTTACTTTTAAGTCCGATTCCGTTTTCTGTGACTGAACCATCATTAATTCTTGCGATTCTCCATTTATTGTTGTCGCTAACATCTCTGTCGATTCGTTGCTCAATAAACTTTTTGTTTTCTTCTTTTTCTTCGTATGCTTTGAGTTTGGCATCATATTCTTGTTGAGTGAGAATGCCTTTATCTTTTAGAATACTCAGTGTATCTTTATATTCATCTGCATAAGCTGGAACTACCGTTGCAAGTGCTACAACGATAGAAAGTTTTTTAAATAATTTCATAGTTATCCTCATTTCCAAATTATATTACCATCAGGACCTTTAAGGTCTTTTTTCCAGTTATCCTGTACTAACTTGATGACCGACTGTGGCATGTGTACATATTCCAATTCTTCACTCATTTTACCACCATTCTTGTAAGCCCAATCAAAGAATTTAAGAACAGCACGACCTGTTAGTGCATCTGTCTGTTGTTTGTGCATAATGATGAAACTTGCGCCTGTTGCTGGCCAAGCATCTTTACCATTTTGCCATGTCAACAACAAATACATTCCTGGTGCGTTATTCCAATCAGCATCAGCAGTTGCTGCCTTGAATGTGCCGTCATCAGGTTGAACAAAATTACCATCACGGTTCTTCAATTGTGCATGAGTTATTTTATTTTTCTTTACATAGGCATATTCAACATAACCGAATGAACCTTTGATACGCTGAACTTGTACAGCGACACCCTCATTTCCTTTACCACCTATGCCTACTGGCCATTTTACTGCTGTGCCTTCGCCTACAGTTTTTGCGAACTCACTGTTAGATTTACTAAGAAAATTAGTCCAAATAAATGTAGTGCCTGAACCATCAGCACGATGAACAACAGTAATTGCCAATGCTGGTATATTTACACCAGGATTCAAATCAACGATTGCTTTGTCATTCCACTTAGTAATTTTACCAAGATGAATATTAGCAATGATATCACTTGTTAATTTTAACTGTCCAGGTGCAACACCATCCAGATTCACTACCGGTACTACACCACCAATGATTGCAGGAAATTGCATTAGACCTTCTTTGTCTAATTCTTCTGGTTTCAATGGCATATCAGATGCGCCAAAGTCAACTGTTTTTGCTTTGATTTGACGAATACCACCACCAGAACCAATTGATTGATAATTCAGACCTATACCCGTGGATGATTTGTATGCTTCAGCCCACTTACTATAGATTGGATATGGAAATGTCGCACCAGCTCCAGTTAAATCGGCTGCTGATGCGACACTAGTTAAAAGTAATAAAGACATTAATAGATTTTTCATACTATCTCCTAAAGAATTGTACGAATGTACAATATCACTTCTATCTATTTTTTTCAGTTCCTTAAACAGAATCGTAACAAAACTGAAACAGAATTGTAACAACTACTCTTTTTTTATACTGTAAAAGAAGAACCACAACCACATGTTGCAGTCACGTTTGGATTTCTAATTTTAAATTCTGATCCCATCAGCGTGTTTTCATAATCTATTTCTGCATCTGCCAAATATTGCATACTCATAGAATCAACCACAACTTTTATTTCATCTTTCTCAAATGTAAAATCATCGTCAGATGGTGGTTGATCTTCCAGTGTAAATCCGTACTGAAATCCAGAACAACCACCGCCTTGCACATATATTCTAAGCATCAATGAAGGATTTTCCTCATCAATTATAGATTTAATTTTCTTTGCGGCTGCAGAACTAATAGTAACCATTACGCTGCCTTACCCCAAACTTCTTCCCATCGACCTGATAATGCCCCTTTAGCATAATCAGTAACACGATTCTCAAAGAAATTGCCGTGAATAGGAGCATTAATCATTTCTTCAACCCATGGTAATGGATTTTTCTTTACCTTGAAAATCCCTTTAAGACCAAGAGAAATAAGGCGGCGGTCAGCAATATAGCGAATATAGCGCTTAACATCTTCTGCATTTAAGTCCTCCATTGGACCCATCTCAAATGCAAGGTCGATAAATTTATCTTCTAGTTCGACCATTTTCTCTGCGATGGTGTAAATTCTACCTTTTAGATCATCATTCCAAATCTCTTTGTTTTCTTCAACATATGTACGGAACAATTTAATCATATTCTCGGCGTGCATAGTTTCATCAACAATAGACCATGTAACAATCTGACCCATACCCTTCATCGTGCCGTGGCGTGGGAAGTTAAGTAACATGATAAAAGAACTGAATAGTTGCATCCCTTCGGTGAAAGCAGAGAATACTGCAATGTGAGTAGCAGTAGTAGCAGCATCACCACTCTGTGTGCTAAGATCAAGAACGTAATCATGTTTGTCTTTCATTGCTTGAAATTCTAAAAACTGATTATACATTGTATCAGGCAGGCCTAATGTTTCAATCAAATGTGAATATGCTGCGATGTGTAATGCTTCACGAGCTGCGAAGCCAAGTAACATCATACGAACTTCTGGTTGCGGAAAATATGGTAAATAGTTCTTTACATATCCACCAGCAACGTCGATATCACCTTGAGTGAAGAATCTAAAAATGTGTGTCAAAAATTGTTTCTGTTCTGTTGTTAATTTATTTTTCCAATCTTTTACATCTTCAATCATTGGAACTTCACTGTGAAGCCAATGAGCTTGTTCATGTTGCAACCATGCGTTATATGCCCAAGGATATGCGAATGGTTTAAATGCGGTTCTTTCGTCCGTTAGTTTTGTATCGTGCTTTTTAATCATTGATGAATGCCTCTAATTCTTGTATTGTTTTATTTCCTACTAATCTTTTTGATGCCATATTATCTTCCATCAATACTAAAGTGGGTACACTACGAATCCCAAATTCTGTTGCGATTTCAGGATTCACATCAATATCAATCACTTCAATTGGTATATTTGTTTCAATTTGTTCTAACACTTTACTTAAAGACTTACAACTCACACACCAATCTGCCTCAAACTTTAGTATTTTCTTCATTTATTATCTCCAAGTTGTGATATTTTCGTATTTTATATTTGTTTGTTTGATAGTATTCACAAGCTTCAGAAATACTACCAAAAATAATTTCATCCACTCTTACTTTTTTAGCAAAACTATTTTTAGATCCTTTTTGTGATCCCGATTCTTTCAATCTTTTCGAAATCATCTGCCTTGACCTCTATATTTTTTATTTGATCGTTTTTCAGTTTTGTTCATTGATGAAGTTTTTTTATGTCCACCTTGTTTAGTTCTTTTGTGTACTGATTTGTGTTTAGTTAGACCTGTTTGCTTAGCCATAATATCTCCTTATTTACTTTTGTAATTTACATTTTGTTTTGCTTCTAGTTCACGCAAATCGTTTGCTAAATCTGATACTCCATGCCAATCTTCAATTGCAATCATTACTTGTAAATAGTCCAATAATATTTCTTTTTGTGTTTCAAAGTTACTATAATCCTTATTTTTGCTCATTTTTTTCTTCTTTCTTCTCTTGTTGAACAATTTGCGTCTGTTCTTTGTTTTTATCTGGGAAATATTTTTCTATTGTCCAATTAGCTCCCATCCAACCCATTGCACTGAAGAATCCCCACACTATCATATAAGGTATTTCAGCTATCATATCATTTCTCCATTAGTTTATTAACAAACTCTTTTAATAATTTATGATTTTTGCCTTGATTCCAGTGTTTATGTAAATATGGTTTATCATACCAATATTCTTCTGCTTCTAAATGAGGTCCAATTAAACCAATACGACCCTGTATTATTGCAGCAGGATCTCCATTTGAATATCTTGCTATTGTTTCGAAGTTTGATTCGTCTCCGATAAATGCAGGTCCATCATAAAAGAAGATTCGTTCTGGTGTGCCTTTCCAGTTACATTCCACTGGTTTACTGTAATATCTTCTTGTGCAAGTTTTGGGTTGTTTAATATATTGTTTCGATTCGACTCCGTACAATAAATTAAAATAATGTTTATCAGCCCAATAGGCACCCATGCATATCCCAAGATATCTTCCACCCCTTTTGATATAGTTGGTGATAAGATTTCCATGATGCTTAAAATATGTGTCAAAATCATCACTGTCGCCGATACCGCCAGGAAAACAAACGATATCCACATTATTAAAAAAGTCGTCTTCGATTTCATGTTTAGTGAATAATTTATATGTATAGTCAGACCCAAGTGCTTTGATTAAACCGTTGCACGATTGAACAGAGCATCTTGGGTGTTGAACAAATAATCCAATTGTTGACACTTTATTCGTTTTTATCTAAATTTACGATCCAAAAAATAATCATTAGTGCAAATATCAGTGAAAACAATTCGAGTGCATTCATTTATTTTTTTCCTGTTATTCACAAGCTAAACAACCGTCGTAATCGGTTGATGCTAAAGCTTTCAAATCAAGTTCTTCGATAACCCTACGCTCAATTTTTTTAGAAACTTTATCTGCTTTGGCTAGCTTTTCACTACGGCAGTAATAAAGCGTTTTTAAACCTTTTCTCCAGGCTAAGAAATGTATAGCATGTAGATATTTAACATTTACATCAGGTCTAAAAAAGAGGTTAAGGGATTGTGCCTGGTCAATGTAATTTTGTCTGTTAGCTGCGTGGTCCACAATCCATCTTTGGTCAATTTCCATACTTGTTTTGAAGATATCCTTGGCCCATTCATCCAAGATTTCGAGATGCTGAACGGAACCGTCGTTTGCAATGATACTTGACCAGATTTCTTGATAATCCAATTTGCTGTCTGCATCACATTTCTCCTTGATGATTTTATCCAAATACTTATTTTTATTTAAGAAGGCTCCAGAAAGAGTATCTTGGCGATAGGCATTTGCACGATAAGGCTCAACACTAGGGCTAGTATTACCCATGATAATAGAGCTACTAGCATTAGGTGCTATTGCAGTTGTATGTGAAAATCTTTTCCCTGCCCATTCAGGTTTTATTACTTGTTTTACTTTCATTTCTTTTTCCTCATTGGATTATTGTCGCCACTAAGGTCAAGTCTGCCCCTTTTCCATCCATCGGGTATTTCTTTTCCTGGTGGTATTTTTGTTTGTTTTTTGCCATCATTTATCCATTTATAACCAGTCATATTAGGTATCTTTATTTTACCTTCTTTATAGTGTTTCAAATGTTCATTACCAGTTAATCCTTTATTCCAAGCGGGTTTTCCTTTGTTCCACTTGCCAATAAATGGCGCCATTCTTTTTTTTACGATCTCAAAATGTCTCGAAGTTAAAACTTGATATCGTTCTTTATTTTTTATAGACACTCTAATCATACTAGAAAATGCATGATGTAATTTTGAGTTTTTCGAATGTATTTTACACAATAACCAATGACAAATAAAGTGTTCCCGGAATGTTAATTTTACAATATTATCATCATCATTTGTTCCACCTAAACATCTAGGTATTATGTGGTGTTTTTCTCCATATTCATTTAAAATTCTGTGTCTTGCTCTTTCTACTATCTGTTCGTATATTTTACTATAATGCATTGCGAGTTACCTTTCATTAGTTGCTCCCAATGCTATTTATAATTTTTTCAAATTGTGTATAAAATTTCATCATTTTCTTCAACTTGAAACGCTCTTATTTTTATTTTTTCATCATTTCTAATGACTTCAATCAATTTTGATGAATTGATTTTCAGTTCTTCACCATTGTCACCAATAATAGTTATTTCACTTTGAGCATCCGGTGCTTCACCTCGTTCAGCACCCAATCGAATACTTGCTTCATTTAATCCTTCTCGTATGTGTTTGAACATTTTATTGTTTGTAGATGTTGCCAGCGCAGACTCAAACGGTATGCCATTTCTCTGTAGATAAGCGTGAAAACCAAGAGCCCCCACACCAATGCTGCGCTCTTGCTGAGCAGAGTACCTGGCTCGGCTAATGTGATCAGGAGCATTGTCAATAAAGTACTGAAGTACATTATCCAGCATCTCAGCCGTGTCCCGTAAAAAAAGTTTATCATTTTTCCATTCATCATAATACTCCAAATTCAGTGATGATAAACAACATACTGCTGTACGCTCTTTATCTGTTGGTAAAATAATTTCAGAACAAAGGTTTGATTGTTTAATTGATAAACCTTTTTTCTTTTGAAACTCAGGCATTAAACGATTACTTGTATCTATAAAGTGTAGATATGGTTCACCTGTCATCATACGCATTTCAAGTATGCGCTGCCACAATTCTCTTGCAGATACTTTATCACGAACTTCACCACTATGTGGATCTTTTAACTCCCACGTATCATCTGCATGGTGATCTAACATACATGTTTCGATTAATTGCATGAATTCATCTGTAATGTTAATTCCGTGATGTAAATTCAAACAACGCATGTTTTGATCACCTGTTGGTTTTCTCATTTCTAAGAACAAGAGAATATCAGGATGAGAAACATCAAGATAAGCAGCGTAAGAGCCGCGCCTTGTACGACCTTGTCTATATGCCAGTGAAGATGCATCGTAAGTACGTAAATGAGGCATAATGCCAACGGACTTATCGTCAGCAGAACGAATTCCCAAGCCGATTCCAACTCCGCCTCCTAACATCGAAAGCCAGTTGACTTCTGATAACGTATCGACCAAGCCTTCAGCACTATCATCCAGATAAGGTAAGAAACAACTGATAGGAAGGCCGCGCTTGCTGCGGCCAAAACTAAGAATGGGAGTAGAATAACTAAGCCAATGCTTGCTAGAATAATTGTAAAGTCGTTGTGCATGTTCTTTATTTGAACTAAAAGCTTTTGAAACATAAGCAAACCTTTCTTGAGGAGAATGTTCTTGTTCTCTCATATAACTTTCTTTTAATCTTTTTACACCCAACTCATCAAACAAATTATCTCTCGTATAGTCTACCACAATACCATTGATGATATCTTCCATTAATTACTCCAGTTTTATTATTTTTTATTTTGTTATAAATTCATTTGCCATCGGAAATACTTTAGCAATTACTTCTGCACATTTTTGTGCAATTTCCATGTGTTCTTTCTGTGTGCCGTTTGCGGAACGGAGTTGTATATAGTGAATCCAACTACGCAAGGTTCCATTCATATACAAACGTGATTTGGTCAAGCCTTCAGGTAAAACTGCTCTGGCTTGTTCTTTGGCAATACCATTATTAATAGCCCACTGATATGCTTGTTTCACTCTGAAAAGAACAGCTGCTTGCTCTTCTTCCCATCTTTCTTGTAAATAATCATCATCAGTTTCAATACTGTTTTGTCGATTTTTTTCATCTTGCAATCTAGCTTCACGATATACAAAATCAAACTCTTCAGTAGGGTTAGCGTAACGTTGACTAAACTCCTGAAAACTAAAACTACGGTGACGAAGAATCTGTCTTGCAATATCACGGGTAGTTTCAAGTTCTAAACACATACTCACCATTTCTAACGGTGACCAGTGCTGGTGTTTAATCAAATAACGAATCAATTTCTCACTTGTTTCTTTATTCATTTGATTACTAGGATTAGAAACCCTAGCACAAAATGCAACCAATTCAGTAGTATTTTCAACAAAACGAGAATCAGGTTGCGAATAACTAATCAATTCAACTTTCATATTATATTTTCTTCCAAAATGTAAATCTAGTTTGTGCTTCTAAACCAGAAAATGTGTTATTACTTATAATTTTTTCAATTTCAGAGGGTGAAATTTACTTCTTTTTTTCTTTTCTATCAGGATTATTATAACAAACATTTTCATGTCTTTTCAAGTTTCCTGGAACCACTCTCATATCACAAAATGAACACGAGACTTTTTCTATTTTTTTTATTTCGCCATTTTTATACTTAGTTTTCAATATTTCAG